AGAAACAAATCACATGATAACGCAGAGATTCAAAGCCGTCTCGCAAAGATCGAAACCGACATACTCTACATTAGGGAAACTTTAGATGAGTCTAAAGATTGGCGTAAGGAATTTGATGAACGTTTAAGAAAATTAGAAAAAGGAGGATAATATTATGAGTTTAGAATTAATCAGTATTCCTGCAATTGCAGTGGTAGTGTATTGGGTAATCAACCTCTTGAAGTATACTTTTAATAATAGTGAGAAGTTCAAAAGGTTCATACCATTAACAGCCGCCCTTCTAGGAGTCATCATTGGTATTATTTGTTTTTATTCAATACCATCGATTATTCCAACAGATAATGTATGGGTAGCATTGATTCTTGGTGGTGCTAGTGGTCTTTCAGCTACTGGTGCAAATCAAGTATTAAAGCAACTTACAAAATAGAATAATTAGAAATATAGCCTATCGGAGTCAAATCTGGTAGGCTTTTTAATTTTATAGGGTGGTCAAAAGGTACCTTATTTCTCCATATGTTGAAGGAGGTAATCTTCATGACAAATCACGAAAAAAATCAAATAAAACAACTTCGTTCACAAGGGTTAGGTTATGGGAAAATTGCTGAGATACTAAACCTTTCAAAAAGTACCGTTAGTTCTTTTTGTAAATCAATGGATAGAGAAGATACATTTTGCTTACAGTGTAATTCAAAATTAAAACAAACTAAAGGTCATAGACAAAAAAAGTTTTGTTGTGACAAGTGCAGAATGGAATATTGGAAAAATCATAAAAAGGAAATCAAACGTAAACCAGATTATCTTGTTGAATGTTCTCATTGTCACAATAACTTTTTAACATATAAAAGTTTAAATAGAAAGTATTGCTCACGAGATTGCTTCTTTAAAAACAAAGTGGAGAGAATAGGCTATGGACAAGGACACGATCAACTATCTTAATGCAATGTTTCAAGCAAGAGCAATGGCAAAACAAGGTTTAATTAAAGAACAAGACTACATTAAAATCGAACAGAAGATGGCTGAAAAATATAATCAAAAAGAAACGAGTATTTATCGTTTAAATGACTTGATAATATCCCCTTTTAGAGTGATTAATATAATACAAAAAAAGGAGGAATAAAGTGGCAGAAATTAAGATAATAAAAAAACAAACCGAACTTCCAAAGTTTGTAAAGGTTGCTGCTTATACGAGGGTTTCATCGGATAAAGATGCCATGCTTCATAGTCTCTCAACTCAAGTCACTTATTACAGCAATTACATTCAATCAAACAAGAATTGGATATATGCTGGGGTTTATTCTGATGAAGGTCAAACGGGAACTAAGAGCAAACGAAATGCTTTTCAAAGGATGATTCAAGATGCAAAGGATGGAAAAATTGATATCATCATTACGAAGTCTATTTCTAGATTTGCACGTAATACTGAGACGTTACTGCAGACGATTAGAGAATTAAGAGAAATCAATGTTGATGTTTACTTTCAAGAACAAAACATTCACACATTAAGCAATGATGGAGAATTACTAATTTCAATACTAGCAAGTTATGCTCAAGAAGAATCAAGGATAAGCTCGGAAAACTCGCTGTGGAGGGTTAAGAAAAATTTTAGTGAAGGAAAGATTTATGGTGGAAAGAATTGTCTAGGATATAAAATCGTAGGTGGGCAATTTGTAGTAGTGCCAGAAGAAGCTGAAATAGTAAGATTAATTTTTAATCTATACGAACAAGGCTATGGAGAAGACAAGATTGCTAAAACTCTAAATAATAATGGAATCAAGTCTTACTTTGGTAAGTTATGGTATAGATCGTCAGTTAGAGGAATACTAACAAATTATAATTACACAGGTGATTTAATTCTTCAAAAGACTTATCGTGAAAACCATATAACTAAAACTACCAAAATTAATTATGGTGAATTGGATAAATATCATGTAACAAATAATCATGAGCCAATAATCAGTAAAGAGCAGTTTGAAAATACTGAAAGAATTAGAGCTGAACGATTATCAAAAAATCATAAAGTTACCTTTACACTCTATCCATTTACAGGTTTATTAAGATGTGGTGTTTGTGGTAGAAGTTATAAACACAAGAAAAACAAGTACCTGGAGTATTGGGTATGCTCAACATATGAGCAATTAGGTAAAGGATACTGTGATTCAAAACAAGTGAGAGATGATGTTTTGAAAAATGCAACATGCCAAGCACTAAATATAGACGAGTTTGATTCACATAAACTAAATCAATTGGTATCGCAGATTGAAATTTTTAATGGAAACAAACTTATCTTCAAAATGAACAATGGTGAGCAAAAGGAAGTAATCTGGGAAACACCAAAAAGAAGTGATTGTTGGACTGAAGCGATGAGAGAAAAGGCTAGACTAGATGGGATGAAACGAAAGAAAAAAAGCAATATTGGAGGTAATAAATAATGGCTAAAGTAACAATTATACCATCAAAATTAAATCCAATAACTCAGTTACCAAACAACGCTTTATACAAAAGAAAAGTTGCCGCCTATGCTCGTGTATCAACATTACAAGATGAACAATTAAGTTCATATGATGCACAAGTAGACTACTACAAAAAGTATATCGCTGACAAACCAGAATGGGAGTACGTTGGAATCTACACTGATAAAGGGATATCAGGAACTAATCGAAAGAATAGAGCAGGTTTTAATCAAATGATTGCGGATGCTTTAAATGGTAAAATCGACTTAATTATTACAAAATCAGTGACTAGATTTGCACGTAACACTTTAGATACAATTAGCGTAACAAGAGAATTAAAATCGCATGGTGTGGAGGTTTTCTTTGAAGAACAAAACGTTTATACATTTGATTCTAGTGGTGAGTTAATGTTAACGATTATGGCTAGTATAGCACAAGAAGAAAGTAGGAACATCAGTGAGAACGTTAAATGGGGTAAAAGGAAAAAATACAATGATGGTATTGCCTCATTAGCATATAAACATTTCTTAGGGTACGATAAACATCCAACTGATCCTAAAAAAGGGTTTGTTATAAATGAAGAACAAGCTGAAGTTGTAAGGCTGATATATAAACTTTTTATGAAAGGAAAAACGCTAACTTACATTGCTAAGTTTCTAGAAGATAATGGATATAAAACACCTATGGGTAAGGATAAGTGGAGAATATCAACACTTGAGAGTATTTTAAGAAATGAAAAGTATAAAGGTGATGCACTTATCTGCAAAACTTATGTAAAAGATTTTTTAGAACATAAACTTGTTAAGAATAATGGTGAAGTTGACCAGGTTTATGTAGAGGGGCATCATGATCCAATTATTGAACCCCATCAATGGGATTTAGTTCAAGTAGAATTAGACAGACGAAAAAATCTAAGCTTAGGTTATAAATGCAAGAGTGCCTTTTCGAGTAAACTTATATGTTCTCATTGCGGTAGCTTCTATGGACAAAAGGTATGGCATTCAACAAGCAAATATAGAAGACTTGTCTATCAATGCAATGACAAGTTCAATAAAAGTCATTCAAAGTGCCAGACTCCTACACTTAACGAAGAAGATGTTAAAACAAGATTTCTGGATGCATACACAACATTCATGAGTGATAGGGGTAAAGTTATATCTAATTGTAGGGATATGATAAAGATACTTGATAATTCAAGTGAATTAGAAAATGAAATTGAGCACTTGAAAATAAGGTCAAATGAAATCATCATTCTAGTTCAAAATCTAATCGATAGAAATTCAACTGAGCCAATATCTCAAGAAGAATATCAAGCGAAATATGATGAGTATGACAAAGAGTATGCTGAAATTATCAATAAAGTAAATGTGCTTGAAGATGAGATTAAAAACAAAAAAGCACAGGCAAAGAACCTGAATGCGTTTATAGCTGATTTAGCAAATAGACCGAATGTTCTATCAGAATGGGATGAGGATGTGTGGAATTATTTAGTCGAGAAAGCAACGGTTCATGAAGATAAATCTATAACATTCTTATTCAGAAATGGACAAGAGATTAATGTAAAATAACTATGAGATCATCACTAGAACAGCTGCCATGAATGGTGGCTGTTTTTTTAACTTTTCATCCAAAAACAGTGTTGTTTATGATATAATTTATGTGATATAATTTTTATTTTTTACGATTTTAATAATGCCAATATACAGGGATTTAACAATCACTTATGAAGTTTTATGTAAAGGGGTGAACGGTACTTGGATTTAAAACCATTATGTATAAGAATAGCTAATCGACTCGGTATTGATCCTCTTGATATCAAGTTTGAAGATTTAACTGATGACAGTAGACTTTACATAAAAGAAAACTATGTTGCTATCAATAAAAAGTATGAGAATGATTATGAAGAGTGTGCCAAATGTATAGCTCATGAGTATAGACATATTTTTCAATTATTCTATGTGAACATATTTAATGATGAGCGTTCAGAAAGATGGAAAAAGGAACTTCAAGGAGCAGTCAACAGCTCTAATATGGATAACACTGGTTCTAACTATATATCACAAGAAATAGAACTGGATGCATTCGCATTCACTAAGTACTATCTTGAAGAGTTTGAAAATATAGAAGTAGTTAATAAGATAGATAAATTGGATTTTTATATTTTGGAGTACATAAAAAGGTCAAAGGATATATTGTAGAGTTTCGTGTGAGATTAAAGAGGTGTTTCAATGGATGAAGCTGTTATAAAAATAATTATGGTTCTTGTTTTTGGAATAGTGGCAGGGGCAATATCAGATGTAGTTTTCAATATTCTTTATGAATCTATTGATAATGCGATTGTATCATCTGGTGAAAATGTAACCGGGCTATTAAAAGCAATGAAAGCTATAGCTGGACTCCTAGCTTATGACGGAGTATCATTTGCCGTAGGTCTTTTAACAGCAATAATCACAGTTTTCAAACTTAAAGATATTGATTGATAGAAAACAATGATTAGCATAACTGTTTTATAAAGGGGGATAATTAAATGGATGAACAAGACTATAAAACAATAAAGTATTCAAACTGTAAGGCACATAATGATAAAGATTATAATGTTTCAAGGATTCTGTTTGTAGACAATGAAGGCGATTCAAAGTATAAATTTAAAGAAGAAATCACTTTCTTGAACAATATGATTTCAGCTGAAAAAAGGGCAGTTTGCATAGGTTATAAT